TTTGATTGCCTCGGCGTCCTCATCTTGCGCCGTTTCGTTGCTATCGGTAGCTTCGTCAACCTCCGTGTCTATGACCACGGCGTCATCAGTGGTTTCATCCATTGATTTTGCGCGGATTATGCCCCGCGCTGGCGTTATACAGGATTATGCTTACCTGCGAGCTGGCGGCTAATTGCCGCTATGCAACCCCCGTAAAGGGGCTGTGTAGCAGTAATTAACGGGCTTCGTTAATCGCTTCTTTTGTTTTCGGCTTCTCACCGAACAAAACTTCCAAGTTGTAAAACGCTTTCTCAATGCAATCCCTTGCGTCCGCAAGCCCGCTGATGTCCTCTTTTGTGAATACTTTGCGGACGGCTTCCCGCTCCAAAAACTCAATCAAATAGTTTTTCACATTGTCTCGGGTGTCGGTTTCAAGGAAAAATTGTTGTAATGATTTCATACTTTTGCGCCGGTGGCATTAAGAGATAATGGTTTTTGTTGTTGTTGCGGTGCTACCGCCTGTTGTTGCATTTGCGCTTCCTGCATTGCCGTATCCTGCCGGTTCTTTTCGGCAATCGCTCCGGTGATTTGGACCGGACTGATACCACACCCCGACAACTCAATAATCTTATAAAGCAAAATCTGCGAAACTGGATTATTAATAAATTCGGGATTTTGAGTAGCCATCAAAAGATTGTTCAAACTCTCCAATGTCGCCGCCTTGTTGCGCTGTTCGCCGGTGATGTTGACGGTGATTTTAGCTTTTAAGTTCTTGTAAAAATCCTTCGGGATTTTGATAAACCGCTGTCCCTTGGTCAACTTCATCAACTCCTGCGCCATCTCATAATACTTGTCAAAGTCGTCCTGATAAACTTCTTTGCCCGATAGCACCATCTCAATGGCTTTGTTGATTGCTTCTTTTGTGGAAAATTTGTGGTCAATTTCTTTTAATTCCTCCGGAGAAAACTCGTATGCCAAAATATGCTCTCGGTTCAATTTGGTTGCCAAAAACGGCATAACCCAATCCTCAAATATCTCAGTAATAAATATCCCAAATTCCTGCTGTAATGTCTTAAATACGCTTGATGATTGTTGCAACACGGTTGCCTGCAATCGGAATGGCGTACCTGACGGCGGCTCATCGCCTCGTTGCGCCGAATACGCGGAAGTGGTCTTTTCCAACTGGTCAAACCATTGAGTAATTAAGTTCTGATATTGCGTCAATCCGCCTGCGGGTAGCAACTGCAACGGCGTAATTGGCTTGCCGTCCTCGTGTTCAAGAATTGTGCCGTCATCGGTTTCGGTTAAAAGATTGCGCCCTTTAAGTTTCTTGCTTGCTGATTGCCCAACCACCTTTGAGGTGTATTCCATCGCTCTGTATTGCTTCAAAACTGCGTCATTCGTCCACACTTGCGCCTCCTCGCCCTCCTCAAACACACCACAACCGAACGCCCTGCCTGATTTTGGCTTGCGGGCTAAAAACTTATAGACGCGCTCGGTGTCATCCTCCCAATAAAGCGGAATATAGCCATCTGATTGCTTGTTTGCATCGGTCGGGTTGCCCGCCACATAATACAACTGGTAGCTAAACTCTTTCTCGTCTTTGGGACCGTATTTCTTGCCATCGCAATTCTTAAATACCGCCTTGCTAAACTCGCCCCGTATCTCATAAACAGGAATGCGCTTGCCCGTTGTTCCTTTGAATTTCTCTAATATCCGGTCAATGTTGCGCCACTCGGTCATCTTGCTAATCTCAATCGGGGTCATCCAATGAACTTCAACGATTGCACCGCTGATAATATCAACTTGGTCGTTCACTACATTTTTCCACTCCGGCAATTCAAGATATAATTGCTTCTCGCCGTCTTTGTTTTCTTTCAAAACTTTTTTTACCAATAGCGAACCATAGCGCGTATGCATATTCCGCATATCGTTTAATGTTTTGGCGAAATTGACATCCTTCATCCAAACCTGAATGTCTTTGCTTAAAAGCCAGCTTTCAAGGTAGTGGTTGCCGTCATCGGAGGTTATGTTTATGTCTTTTGTGTCCAGGTCTTTGGCGGTGTTCTCCACATCGCAAATAGCGTTTAGGATTTGAAAAAACGGCTTGTCCCTGCCCAACTCATCTTTTTGTCCGTTGAGGTATTTTGAATTTGAATAAAACTCAATCGTGCGGATTAAATCCTTTTGCTTGAATGACAAACCGTAAACAATCTCAATGGATTTGTCGTAATTGCCTTTTAGATTTTCCAGCTCGGTTATGATTGCTTTGCTCATCGTGCTTGATTTTTATTATTTTTTTCACGGCTGTATGTCCGCTCCAAGTCCTCAATCGGGTCAAGTTTTTCTTTCCGATAATCTTGCGGAAAATATACACTCTTGACGATTGCGAACTCCGCGGGATCTGCCAATGTCGGACGCTTTGTTTTTTGATTATCCATATAACAAAAAAGAGCGCGGTATGCGCTCCCCCGCCACCAAACGGGTGCGGTTAGAGTATTATTTTATCATTTTAACTGCTTGCATTTTTTTTGTCAAATTCTTGTTCTTGTATGCACTGTTTTGTCAACAATTTTTTGGATAACACTCAAATGGTTAAAATGCAACTCGGCGGAATTGGATTTTATTTCCATCGTTTTGTATTGCTTCAACATTTCCAAATTATCGCGGTGCTCCATCGCCCAATTAAGAAAGTCGGAAGTAATGTCGTCCAACCCCATTACTTCAAACTTAATTCGGGGAGGGCGGTAAAATGATGATGTTTTGTTGAGCATATCAGCGTGTTTGATTTTGAGTATTCCTTAACCGCGATAGCAAGCGGTCGGCACGTTCGGCTTCTTGGTCGCCGGTGCCGTCCCTGACAAGCGAAACCAATCCATATCTTATCGCATCAAGCGAATGGTCAAATCCCGCTTCCGGCTCGTTAATCACTTTGTCGTTTTTGTCCGTCTGCCACAGGTAATTCCTAAATTCCTTGATAATATCAACGCTGCGCTTAGTCATTGATATGCGTTGCGACTGAACCAACGAAATACCATTGCACACGCTGTCGCTTCCCTTTTCAGCTCCGGCAATGCTTATTCCATAACTGGCAATCTCATCAATGCTTTTCGGTTCCGCGCTGTCGGCAATCACCAATGCGGTGTCGTGGTTTTTAAGTATGTCGGCGATCTGTTTGTTGCTCAATCCCTTTTGAAAAGTAATCTCATCCAAAATATACCCGCCGTTATAATAATATATCGCCACAATGGCCGTAGGGTCGTTGGAATAACCGAAGTCCAGTCCATATCGCTCTAACCTTGCTTCGTGCGGTATCTCGTCAATTATAGCCCAATCACGGTATATCCTGCCCTCAATTACGCCTAACTGCCCCAATCCATATACTTGCCACCAATCCTTGCGGTTCTTGCGCTGTTCAATGCTATCCACGATCTGCTGGCTCAACGCCTCGTTGTCCTTGTAGGTCAATATAATCTGCTCCCAGTCGCTTCTCAATGGCATTACATCGGTATAAAGCCAAAACTCATTTGTCGGGTTATAGTCAAGAAAAATAAAATCCTTGGTTCTAACTTCCAGCTCCTCAAAAGCGGAAAACAAAACATTATTGACTTCGTTAATGAATAATCTATCGCGCCTCGCTCCTCTCACTTTCTCGGATTGGTCAACGCTGAAAAATTCTATTTTGCTTCCAGTCTCAAAAGTATAAATATGGTTAGTTCTGTCCCAATTCTTGTCCCGGAAGTATCGATGTTCTTTCATTATTTGCAGGAAGTCCCTCTCCGCTCCCCTCCGCAGGTGCGGGAAGCTCTCCGACACTATGCTGGTCAAGGTCGGGCTCTTGTCGGACTGGGCTAACGCTATCAAGTATATTAGGATTGAGATTGTCTTGCTGGCTGATGTTCCGCCCTGGACCACCCTCAACCGCTTGGACATCCTCATTATCTTGGTTGTTGCTGTTGTTCGCTGGTATAACATTGATGATTGGTATTGGATTTATTTTTTCACCTCCGCTGGTAATGTCTTGGGAAGGCATACCCTCGCTCATCTGCCAAATAATCTTTGGATCTAATTCTTTAACGAATTCCAACCGCGCCTCCTCCGACATATTCATAAGATATTCCCTACACCACTCTTTTAATGTTTTCCCAGGCGGCCTGCCTTTTGGATTACCGCTTTGCCCTTTCTGCCATTGGTATTCTTTCAACCAATCAAAATTTTTATGTTGTTTTTTTTGTTGTTTTTCACGTTGCTCTTCCATAAGTTTTAAAAAGGTTCTTTTTTTTCTTCTCTCATCCAAGTCCCTTTCCACTTAATCATAAACTCATTCTCAAGCCTCATCCGCCTCTGCCCGTGGACGGTTTCAACCACCTCCGACTGCACCGGCAAGTCCGGGCTAAATTCTCGGTAATACTTCAACCAGTGGGCTTCCAGCTTGATGGCGGTATCCTTGTTATCAATAATTGGCAGGTTGGGAAGTTTAGCGGTTTCAAACTTTCCCATATAATGAAAATTGCCTCTGGTTAATACCACATTGCCGTCAATCGCAAACAGTTCGTCAAACATCGTGGTGTCCTTGATTATCGTGGTGTCCATCAAATGCACAAACTCGTCAAAAGTTTCTTTCCCTTTTTGTATTCCGCCCATTTCCCAATAATTCCCATCGTTGATTATCAAATTCTCAGTCTCTACCTTTGGCTTATAGCCGTCATTGCTCACCACCAGCACGGGGTATTTTACTTCTTTAATGCTTTCCAGCAAATCGGGTAAAAACTCTCGGGTATAGCGCGAGGTGGTTATGACAACCCCGCGCTTCACATTCTCTTTCAATGGCTTTGGCTTGTCTAAGTCCGGCTTCAAGTCCGCGAATATACCCCCGTGCGTTTCAAAATCGCTTTCCAGCAAAACATCGTGCGTGTCGCTCAATATCTCTCGGATTAAACTTTTCTCAACATCGCCGTGCCACTCACCACGGATATACTTTACTTTTTTTAAATCAACTGTTTTTAAAATTTCGCTCTCCATTCCCTCAGTGTCAACTTTCAACAAATCAATCCTTGGAAAATCATATTCCTTCATCAAGTCATTCAGGGTGCAAGCCGGCACGGTGATCTCGGCAACCTTCTTGCTCCCCATTGGCGCGAATAAGTCCCATCTGAAATGCCCATCCACGTGCCCGTTGCCCGCCCACTTGCAAACATTGAATTGCACCTCCTTGCGATTATCTCCGATGATGGCTTTCTCAACATAGGTCAATTTGTTGCCGGTGTTCAGTTTGGCAAGCTTCATACATTCCGGCTCCGGCTCGCATACCAAAATCTTGGCATTAGGATAGAATGTTTGAAACTTGAAACTCGCCGCGCCGATATTCGCGCCGCAATCCACGATAAATTGCAAATCTTTCTCGGTGCGAAAAAGCTCTTTAATTCGGTATTCATCTTGCGTTACCACCGCTTCCTCGTGGGCTTCAACACAAGTTTTTAGTTCTGGAGTATATTGAAATGACATATTATTTGCTTATATCCCGATAAAAATCGAGATAGTTAGTTGTTTCAATAAACGCCTTTTGTGTGTGATAGGCAAAATGAACCGCCAAAGCATTCCCACAAAACCACACCGGCCGGCCATACTTCATCGGCAATTCGTGCGCCATCTGCGGTTCCTCCACATATCCGCATTGGATATGGTCGCGCCCCCACCAACAAATGCTGCAAATAGAAAAATGCTTATAATCGTCAAAACTTCGACTCGGCAAGTAATAGGCGGATAAACTGTTTTCTTTAAATCTTTTTTGGAAAGTTTTGTGGATATTGTCAATCAGTCCGCTGTCGCTGTAGCAAAATTCGTCAAGGTATGCCCAATCCTTATCATCCGGCCGTTCCCGCCTCACAATCCCGTGCTCTTCGCTCAACGCTCCAATCTCTTGGTGCCATCCGGTGCAAATTGTGCTGTTAATAATGTTGGGATAGATTGCGAACGCCCGCGGATTGCTAATTCTCGCCTCGCACATTTTCTCAATAAAATTATCCTCAATGAAAACAATGTCGTCATCAAATCGGATATAGATTGCATCATCGTCCTGTGCAAATTTATTTAAAAATTTGTGCGTTTGCAATGAGTTCCAGCTCGGCTGGCTCATCATTGTGATTGGCTCATCAATCTTGCAAATCTTAACTTTGGGATTTTCGGCGGCCATCGCTTCCAAATAGGCAATATCTTGCAGGTTGATGGTGTTCTGCCATAATTGCCAAGTGTCCACAATACCCGCGGCCATCTTGCGGTAAATGTAGTTTTTGAAAATGGAAAGATATTTTTCCCGACCGGCTGGGGTGCAAATTATTACTCGGTAGTTTTGATACATAATTGTTTCCACTTTCTAAATTTAGCCCGATACTCATCAAACCACGGATGACCTTTGTAGTTTTGCGTGTCTTTCCAAAATTCCTCATTGTGCTTAATCCCCACCGCCTCTTTTTCCAATGAATTAAAAGGATTGCTTGCCCGCTGATGGAATACCTTGGAATATCCGCTGACTATGCCCCAATTCTGCTTGGCAAATTCTTTAACAATAAAAATCCCACAATATATATCATCAAATCTCTCCGCCCCCTTGAAATTGCCAACGGGCGCAAAATAGATATATGGCAACGCCTCACGCCTAAACGCTAAATTCATTCCACAACAAGGGAAATATATACCCTTGGGTATTACTCCCTTGTAAAATTCAACCTTCTTGTCGCCTTTGAGCAACTGGCTGGGCGCGTCCCAATCATACACACCTTCCCAAACCCCGTGAGATAGCATTACGGTGGCTTCTTGACGCGCTTGGTAGGGAAACCCTCGGAAATACTCATCTATGCCCGTAGACAGCCAACTAATCGGCACACGGCGATTGAGCTGGTCAATATGGTCTTGTATCGGGTCGCCGATTGGACTACAGTCGTCATCTAAACAGTAAATATATTCCACATCCGCCAAATTTTGCAAAATATATAAAAATCCCAACTGCTTGCACCCCGCCGAGAACTTGGAAATCAAATCGCTTTTAATATTAACCCGCTTGCCATTGTGGATTATATGCTGGTCGTCTCCATCAACAACGATAATAAACTCAACATTGTGCTTGTCAAAAAGTCCGCGCCACGCTTTCTTGAAACTATCCATACTCTCCGGTCTAATTGTTCCGCACACGACGGCGATGTTTTTTACAGCCATTTTGGATTTTTTAATGTCCAATCAATAATTTTTTTCAAGCTTTCCTCAAAAGAAACCGGATAAACAAACCCCGCGTTTTTTAATTTGTTGCCGTCCAATCGATACGCCAAATCGTGGCCGGGTCTTGAAGCGTGAAAACTTATCATTTCAATCTTTGCTTTCTTGCCCATAATCTCGCCAATCAATTTCGCCAAATCGGAATTGGCAACCTCAACTTCTCCAACGATATTCCAACAACCCCGCGCCGCGTCCTCTTTATTTAATTCTTCATCTGTTTTCTCAAAAATAAACTGCAACGCTTGGGCGATATTTCGTGCGTGTAGGTAATGCCTTGTTCCGGATTTGGATAAGTCCGCGCTGGCGTGAATTTGGATGGTTTCACCATCTCTTATTTTTCGGATACACAACGGCACGAACTTTTCTTTATGCTGGCGTTCCCCAATTATATTCATTGAATTGGCAATGTTGATATTCAATCCGTAGGTGTTGGCGTACGCCCTACAAATGGCTTCCTGCGCGTCCTTGCTTGCCGAATAAGGATTGCCACTACAATGCCGGTCGCCTTCTTTGTATGCAACTCCATCTGGTGCGGTGCCGAATACCTCGTCCGTGGAAAACTGGATAAACTTCTTGGGCTTCACCGCTCTGGCATACTCCAACATCGTCAACATCAACCGGACATTATTGTTAATGAAATTCACGGGGTCAGTAATACTCCGGTCAACGTGGCTTTCGCTGGCAAAATTGATAATATAATCCACCGCGCCAATCTCTTGCACCAACCCTTCGCTAATCGGCTCTTGCAATTCGGGCGTGAAAATCTTTACCCTGTCCCTGTTGGCGTCAAAACATTCAATATCCCGCAAACGGTCCAAACCGCTTGATGCGTAATTTAGTTTATCTAAAACAATAATATCCCAATCGGTATTCTTAATAAAATGTTCAACGCAATGGCTCCCAACAAAACCTTCGCCACCAGTAATGACAATTTTTGTTTTCATTTTTTATTTTTTAACTTTTTCGGTTTTCGCTTCTTGCGCGGGTTTGCCGGCTTCCTGCTTCTGTTCCGCCTGCGCCACCAACGCCTTCTCTCTTTCTTTTTCCGCCTGTTCCGCGGCAATCGCCAACTTCTCGCGCTTCTCCAATTCCGCGTATTTATCTTTCAATTTTTGCACTTTCATTTGCAACTCGGCGGCAAGATTGATAAAGCGGTCAAATCCGCCAATCTGCAACTCAACAAAATCGTTGCGCAAATCTTGCTTTCGCTCCGCGTAATAATTTTCTTTGTTCATATTTTTGTTTTTTAAAAAAAAACAGCAAATCAAATATTAAATTCAATTACATTTTACCACATCCTGAAAAGATGTGTCAACTTCGTCCTTGCCTTCGTCCAACATCTCTTCGCAATCGTGCTCGCCGGTGGCATACCCGTGATCGTAGGCTCTCTTTTTTTCTTCCTCCAAAGTTCTCCGCGCCAAATCACGTTCCCACTTCATCTGTGCGCATTCTTCTTTGAGAATTGCGATTTGCTCTTCCGCAACTCTTCGGGTTGCCTCGCAGAACGGGCAATAATGCGTTTGGCCGTCTTCTCTTTCAATGAACATTTTCTTTTTTTTATTTTTTTAAAATTTCAAGACCTTTTTCAATAATTTTGGATTTGATTTTTTCCGTTTCCGCCGGATTTGCCCACGCCGCCCACGTCGCCGTCGCCACCGCCCACGCCTCCGGCCACGCCTCCCGCTTGTTATTCTCGCTGGGGTCATCAATGCACCTCTTCGCCGCTTCAATGGCTTTGCGGGGAAGCTTGTCATCGGGATATTTTTTCTCCCAAATAGGTAAGACTAATTCCGCGGCATAGACGGCATAGGAAACATAGCCTTTGTAGCTCATCAATCTCGGCAACAACCAGTTGGCGTAATCCCAATGGTCATCGGCCACCAATCGGCGAATGACGGCTTCGTGGTCTTTGTCTGGGTAGGTGGCCACAAGGTTAATGCCGGATTGGCAAGCGTTGAG